CAACAAAAGCTGCTGTTGAAGAAGGTGTTCTTGCAGGTGGTGGCGTGGCATGTATGCAGGCTGTATATGATGCTGTTGATGAAAGTACGCTACCAGACGAAGAAAAAAATGGAATGTTTATCTTAGCTGAAGCAGCGAAAGCTCCGCTTATGCAGATAGCAAAGAACGCTGGGTATGATCCTAAAGAAGTTCACTTAAAAACTTTAGCTGAACCTCGTGGACATGGATTCAATGCTAAGACTGGTGAGTACGGAGATATGCTGAAGATGGGTGTTGTAGACCCAGCTAAGGTAACTCGTGTGGCGTTAGAGAACGCTGTATCTATTGCAGGCATGGTGCTACTCACAGAATGCACTATGTCAATCGTGGAGGAATAAGATATGTCAGCCCTACTTGAACTTAAAGATTATGAAGAACCTGCTATCAAGATTTGTCCCAGTGGTACGGAGGGTGAAGTTATCGAACTCGGTGGGCTACTCATTTGCCTTCCGAAAAGGCCGCCTAAGAAACAAATTCAAGGACATAGCAAATCAAAGCCTCTGCAAATGTGGGAGAGGATATCTATGCCGCAGGAACTGTCTCGTGTTCGTTCTATGGATGAGTGGGCTGAAATGCCAAGAGAATTCAGAGAGAAGTTTCGTCCATATATCGAAGAAGAGTTTAGGCGTAGGCGTGAGGGCTTTTGGTTTTATAACAACGGTACACCTACATATATTACGGGGAGGCACTACATGATGCTTCAGTGGACCAAGCTAGACATTGGATATCCAAACTTCTTAAACTTTCAACGTGAAATCTTTTTACATATGGCTGCGTGCGAAGCTGATCCACGTTGTATTGGTCAGCTTTACACTAAGTGCCGTCGTTCTGGTTATACTAATATCTGCTCTTCTGTACTTGTTGATGAAGCGACGCAAGTCAAAGATAAGCTTCTTGGCATACAGTCGAAAACTGGTAAGGATGCTCAGGAGAATATCTTCATGAAGAAGGTAGTATACATGTTCCGTAACTACCCATTCTTTTTCAAACCTATTCAGGACGGTACGACTAACCCACGTATGGAGCTTGCGTTCCGTGAGCCATCGAAGCGTATAACTAAAAACAATAAAACATCTCAGATAGGTGAAGCGCTTAACACCGTAATCAATTGGAAGAACACAACTAACAATGCATACGATGGTGAGAAACTTCATATCATGTACCTCGATGAAGCAGGTAAGTGGGAGAAGCCTACAGATATAAGAGATGCTTGGAGGATACAGAGAACCTGCTTGATTGTAGGTAGAAAGATTATTGGTAAGGCGCTGGTAGGCAGTACCGTAAACCCTATGGATAAGGGAGGTAAGGAATACAAAGATCTTTGGGAAGACTCCAATCCAAACGAAAGAAACTCTAACGGAAGAACTAGATCTGGTTTGTACAGGCTGTTTATTCCTGCGTATGATTCGCTTGAGGGTTTTTTCGATAAGTATGGACATCCTGTTGCAGAAGATCCTAGTGGAGTCATAGAAGGGTTAGATGGTGAAGACATTATATTCGGATCAAAGACTTTCCTGAAGAATGAAAGAGACAGCCTCAAAGACGATCCGTCAGAGCTTAACGAGGTTACTCGACAGTTCCCTTTCACAGAGGATGAAGCGTTCAGAGATAGTATTGATGGCAGCTTATTTAACATCGGTCAGATATACGAACAGATACAACATAACGATGAACTATTTCCAAACCCTGTAGTAGTAGGAAATTTTGTCTGGAAGAATGGTGTGGCTGACACAGAAGTAGTATTCAAACCAGACCCACAGGGTAGGTTTAGAGTAGCTTGGATGCCCCCACAAGAATTAAGAAACATAAAGAAGTACGAGCGAGGAAAGCTTGTAGCACCGAATGCAGAGCTAGGAGTGGGAGGCGTCGATTCCTACGACCTTGACGCCACCGTCGATGGACGGGGGTCGAAAGGAGCATTACACCTTTACAACAAATTTCATATGGAGCATCCAGCGAATATGTTTGTACTGGAGTATGCGTCTCGTCCACCTCTAGCTAAAATCTTCTATGAAGATGTATTGATGGCTTCTGTGTTTTATGGTTACCCAATATTAATTGAGAACAATAAGTACGGTATCGCAAGACACTTTGAATCAAGGGGTTACGACGGCTACTTACTTGGTAGGCCTGCTCACTTATCTTCACCTAATTCTAAGGTTAACGTAAAGACAAAAGGTATACCTTCTAATTCTAACGATGTTATACAAGCTCATGCTCACGCCATAGAAGCATACATACATAATCACGTAGGATTCAACAGAGAAACTGGTGAGATGGGTAGAATGTATTTTAACAGAACTCTAGAAGACTGGATTGGATTTAACATCACAAACAGAACAAAGTTTGACTTGACTATCAGTGCAGGTTTAGCCCTACTTGGTGCGCAAAAAGTTAAGCAAAAGAAAAAACCAACTAACTTCAACGAGAAGAAGTTTTTTAGGAGATATAAGCCAATCTCTTGAAAACAGCAGATTTAGTATATTTGCAAAAATAGAATCCCCTGATGTACAATAGTAATAAGAAAAAGTCAGGCTTTCCTGATGCGCTTGCGCCACAGCAGGCTAAGGCTCAAGAAGCTTACGGACTGCAATATGCAAAAGCCATTGAATCACAGTGGGGTACAAGACATAATGCTAGTTCTATGATTAGTAAGCGTAATAAGATATTCGATAGGAATAGAGATTACGCTAACGGAACTCAAGACACAAACATCTATAAACAGATCTTAACGAACCTTGATGCGAATAACGCAGATGGTAGTTTAGTTAATCTGGATTACACTCCAGTGCCTATCCTCCCTAAGTTTGCTAGGGTTGTTACAAACAAGATCTTGTCTCGTAACCCATATCCAAACCTTGAGGCTATCGATCCTCTTTCATCTTCTGAAAAGAACAAAGAGAAGCAACGAATTAAAACTCAAGTTGCTGTAAAAGAAGATCTTATGGCTCTAAAGCAGGAGACTGGAGGTCTTGTACTAGATGAAGATCCAGACAACTTGCCTGATACATTAGAGGAAGCGGATATCTTTTTAGATACCAACATTAAAACTGATGCTGAGATTGCAGCTCAGATTGGTACAAACTTAACTCTATCTTGGAACAACTTTACTGATAGTATCTACAGAAGAAACGTAAAGGACTTAGTAGATATTGGTATATGTGTTACTAGAAGAACAAACGATCCTAGCTACGGAATCAA